TATCTGGGCAAATTGATGGCTGGAGATTTGGAAACTCGGGCGATAGGCGTAAAATTACTGACATCTTTAATTGGGGAACGCTGAACATTACAACAGATGCAGCATTTCACGGGTGTAATAATCTTGATATAACTGCTACTGATGCGCCAACACTTTCAGCTACAGATGCAACATCGAATTTGTTCAGAGAGTGTACGAGTTTAACAATACCTAATTTAAGTAGTTGGGATGTTTCAGGTTGTACTGAATTTAAGAGCTGTTTCTTAAATTGCATAAACTTCAATGGTAACATTGACAATTGGAATATGTCATCTGCATTAACACTCGGCAATCCATCATTTAACAATTTCGGGATGTTATCAGGGTGTACATCTTTCAATAGAGATATAAGCGGGTGGGATGTAAGCAATGTGACAGTTTTCGCTGGTCTGTTTAACAATTGCGATGCATTTGACCAAAATCTGAGTAGTTGGAATATGTCATCTGCTCAGAATGTAATATCAATGTTCTATAGTTGTGCGTTGTTCAACAATGGCGGTTCAGATGGAATTAAAAATTGGGACGTTTCAAGCGTGACTCTTTTTGGCACAACAGCAAGTGGAGGCTCTGGAGGAATGTTTGCGCACACTTCTGCGTTTAATCAGCCTATAGGAAGTTGGACAATTAACACATCTGCAAGTGTGGTTATGTCGCAAATGTTTTTTAATTCTGCATTCAATCAAGATATATCAACGTGGGATGTGTCTACGGTAACTAGGTTTGATTCGATGTTTCAGTCGGCAATCTATAATCAACCGCTTAACGCTTGGAACACAGGCAGCATTACGACCATGCGTGGAATGTTCAACAGTAATTCGGTGTTTGACCAAGACATATCAAATTTTGACGTTAACCAAGTTAGCGACCTTTTCAACTTCATGGTCGGTGCTACACTATCCACAGCCAATTACGATGCGTTATTGATTGCATGGGATGCACAAGGTGCGATGTCTTATAGTGGAACTGTGAATTTTGGAGGCAGCAAATACACTGCGGGCGGAGCAGCCGAAGCGGCAAGAACAAGCCTTATATCTAAGTGGGGCGGAATAACAGACGGTGGACCAGCTTAAAACAAGACAATGAACGAAATACGATTTCCTGAAGTACGAACCTACTACATCTGTTTTGATAATGAAAGAACAGAAGTAAAATCATACGGGTGGGTAGAGCCGAACCAAGTTTTTGAAACGATTTGGATATTTGACGAATTTACCGATGAGGAACAATGGATAGCCGAACTATTGGTTTGGGGCATCGTTCCTGACATTGATGAAGAAGGTAACCTTATAAGTTAATTAGCAATGAAAAAATTTATGTTATTATTAATCCCTGTTATGATATTATTGGGATGTTCTCAAGACGCTAAAGTTGAAGATCACCGTAAAGGTAGTTCGGCATCATTGCAAGCTAATGTAAGCTTAGATAATCAAGCCTTCAAAAACAGCACGCTGAATGATTCAATCCATGTTTATTCGAGCGGGGACTATCAGCAGTGCGTAAAAAATGTGGTGGTAAACCCAGCGTGGCTAACACCTGATCATGATGTAACAGCATCATGCAGTACAACATCTAATGGATGGTGCTGGGCAGGTGAAGCATCAAATTTTGAACTTAAGTTTACCAATAGCGATGGTGTTGATGTTGGGTATGTTCAGTTTCATGAGGCATATATGACACATTTTGAAGTACATTCTATTAAATCATATAATGGTTATTTGATAACTGTCAAAACAGAAGTGGTTAATAGAGCATCTACGTTTGAAATTAAAGTTACGGTGCAGTAAGTATTTAATAAAACTTGATATTGTGAAAGACTTTTTAGAAGAAATAGGCGTTAATATCGCCTTTGTGTTGGCAGGACTTGCTGGATCACTTGTCACAGTAAGTAACGATGCCACGAAGAATCTGAAGTCTTCTATTGCTGGTATCATCGCAGGTACATTCTCTGCTAATTACCTAACTCAGGTAGTTGTTGAGATAACAGGTTTAAATGGGAAGACAGAGTACGGTCTTGCATTCATTCTTGGTTACATCGGACTCAAGGGAGTAGAGAAAATATCAAAGAAAATATTCAACGAAGATGATAGCAGTAGCAATTAACGAGGTATCAAATCTTGTGATGTGCGTGAGCGTCATTATGATGTACGTGTATCTATATGGAGACAAGACAAAGGTCGTACACAAGTGGTCATTCGTAGGTCACTGGACTCTGAAATTAGGATTGATCGGTATCATATGTGGAAGTGCATTGAATGTTCTTACATTGTCAGATCCACCACTGACTGAAGTAGTATTGAATGTAGGACTTGCAATGACGTTCGTGTGGGCGTATCTATTCCACCGTAAGATGTTCAATGAGAGAATTAAGAAATAATGGCTAAGAAGACCACTACTACTGCGTTTGATAGAAAGCCTAAAGTAAAAAGACCAGGCGTTCACGCAAAGACAAAGCACAGCAATAGCAAGAGCAGTATCAATTATAGAAAGAAATATAAGGGACAGGGAAGGTAATTGAAAGAGAAAAAAACATGGTGTGAGATTGTTCCTGTCGAGTGTGACAAGAGATGCTTGAGGACAGGAAAGTGTTCCCATATTGGGAACTTACCAAAGAAGAAAACAAATGAATTGGAGTGATTATCCTAATTTTAGCAAGGAAGAGTTTTCCTGCAAACACACAGGTAAAAATGAAATGAAACCTGAGTTCATGGCTATGCTACAGGAGCTAAGAAACAGGTATGGTAAGCCAATGCGTATAACATCTGGATACAGAGACAAGACGCATCCGATAGAGGCTAAGAAGTCAAGCCCAGGCGCACACGCCACAGGACAAGCGGCTGATATAGGTGTAGATAGAGGCGATGCTTACGATGTTTTGAAGCTCGCATTTGAGATTGGATTTACAGGTGTAGGGATACAGCAGAAAGGGGGTGGCAGATTCATACACTTGGATAACATTGAGCCTGACACTAAAGACTTCCTAAGACCAACTGTTTGGAGTTACTGATGAAAAATCATGAATTTAGAATACTATCTATTGCAATACTTGGTCTGTGTCTACTTGTAGTGGTAATGGGAATAAAAATAGAATCACTGAAAGATAAAAATGAACAACGATATATTGAAGCACCTGTTGAATACGCTCCTGCCCTATCTGATAGCGTTTCTATTGGGCGTGATAGTTGCGTGGAAGGGCTGCGGTGATACAAGCGGTAAGCCTATTACCACTATCATCGAAAAGCCAGTAGCAGTCATAGAGTACGTAGACAGGTGGAAGCACGACACCGTTAGATTCGTTTCTAAGGAGTTTATTAACGTATATGACACAATATATAATGATAGGATAGTTAGTCGTTTAGACACGTTGTTTTTGATTGATACAGTCAAAATAGTGGGGGCTTGGTTGACTGAAGTTAATAAATACGACACTACTGCAACATTGAAAAATGTTGATATAAGGTTGAGATGGCAGAACTACCAGAATCTGACCGAGAACTTAGTAATAGATTATTTACCAAAGAAAGTTCCCTTGAAGTGGGCATTAGGTGTACACGCAAATGCAGGTCTGATTACTGATTTCAAGTCCAATTATGTACCATTGATGGGTATAGGTGTTCAAGCCACTGTAAGAAGGAATTACTATAAGGTGGACTATGGGTTCAATGGAGATCATTACGTTGGGATAGGATTCGGCAGGAATATTATCTCAAGATAGTTCGTATCTTTGAATGTATGAGAGCTTCTACATACATCTGCACAAACATTGAGGAAATAGAAAGAGTAAGGGAAGAGAACGACAAGCTTAATCTTCCAAATCCTCAACCACTACCAAAACCAAGATACATAGAATCAGTAGGTTGGTTTCACATAGATGACATAACAAGGGCATACGTTAGGAATATTGATAACGTTTCCGTAGCATCTTTAATGTTCTCTGATGGAACATACATGGATATTAAGATGACCTCTGAAGTAGAGAATATGTTAGACGTTCTTTTTAGAAATACCCTTTAGTCTATCCGCTTCTCTCAGGTCCTTACTTATCATTACGCCTGGGTCTAACTCAAAGAACTTTGAGAAGAATGTTATCTCTATGAGTGTAGGGTAGATTGCGTGTGTCTCACCCCATTCATACAGTCTGCGCTGCCTGAATTTCAACCCCATCTCAGTTAGCCAAGAAAGCATATCCTTTATCTTGATGCCTCTCTTCTCGCACATATAGATTATGTTCTTCTTGAACTGTCCTGCGAGTTCTTCTGACTGATCAAAAGCCTCTCTTGTCCATAACTGATTACGAGACTGCATCTTCTCGTACACCTCATCGGTTATCTTCAGTTTTATCTTTCTAGTGTAAGCCATGCTTAAATATAATAAAAAGCCCCATCATTACGACAGGGCTTTCTAACTAATTGAAAATCAGATACTTATCAGAACGGAAGATCATCTTCGTCTTCACCGACCGCTACTGCTGTTGGTTGAGTTGATTTCTTTTCTGCCCCACCAAGCATTGTAAGATCACGTACCTTAACCTCTGTAGTGTATCGTGTGTTACCTTCCTTATCTTCCCACTTCCTTGTAGTGATACTCCCCTCAACGTACAGTTTGTCACCTTTCTTTACATACTTGGCAACAACATCTGCAAGTTTACCGAACACAACAAGATTGTGCCATTCTGTATTCTCCTGCTTTTGACCACTTTTGTCGGTGTATTTTTCTGACGTAGCCATTGTGAGATTGACAATATTACCTGCCTTTGTTTCTCTTACTTCTGGGTCTTTCCCTATGTTACCCAAAAGAATCACTTTGTTCACTGAACTCATTTTATTATTGATTAATTGATTTACGGATTATGTTCTCTGTAGCCTTGTCAATGTCGTACATTTCAAGTGCTTTCTCTATTGAACCTTTAGGTGTTTGAATCCACTCTAAAAGCTTATTGTACTCTGCTGTTCCTGCTACAACCTTTTTCTTATCACCTGCCTTTTTCTCAACCGTAGTTGTTTTTCTTGGTGTTGTCTTGGAGTGATTATTTGTTACGTCAGGATCCTTATTATCGTCAATCAGAAGAAGACCATTCAACGCATACTTACGAGCATATGATGATGAAGCTCCAAAGCATTGCCCAATACTCATCCCCTTTTGGTTAGGGTCTATACCTGCCTGTGCTTTAGATGTCACTACAATTTCAGGTTTCTTTGGGTCGAATATGCTTGCTGTAGACTCCGTGTATGGGATACCGCATAACTCTCCAATAGAGTCTGTTATGTTAAGCACAAGACCGTGCTTATCAAGTAGTGGCTTTACCGCTTCAAGGATATCCTCGCAGTTACGGTATTTATATCCACCGAATTTGTTGACCTGATTCTTCGGTGACTTCAATTCTGCTTGTAACTTTACTAACTTTTCCATGGTGCTAATGTATTATAATTAAATGATATAACCTACTTCTCTGTCGATTTTTTCCAGCTCAACTCCGATAACAAACTCGTCAGGCTTGGTGATTCTTACATCCAACATCTTGGTGTTATTATTCGCTCGTTGGTAGTATCTCATGTATCCATGACCAGGAAATTCTATCTTCTCAACAGACTCCTTTCTGAACTCGTTCTTTACCTTGTTCTCAAGTTCACGCTTCTCCTTTTCGAGTTGCTTGATCATTTCCTTAACTGTCTGAAGATGCTGTACCTGACCAAGCAGATCTTCATCCCCCATCATTATCTCCTGCTCTACTACGTGAGTGTCAGATAGGAACTCAGAGTAGTGTTCGTTATCGTCAGGTTCAGGTTCAAGTTGCTGTATGAC